TGTACCAGTACCAGAAACCTTTAATTCATCAGTGCCAATCTTATTATCAGCAACGGTAGATGAAATAGATACGTTACTACTACCATCAAAAGATACACTACCTGTTACATCTCCCGATAGCGATATTGTACGAGCGTTTGTCAATTTACCCGCACTACTTGCAGTAGCAGCATTACCACTTGTATCTTGCGTTCCTGCCGTGTTTACACCGGGAAGGTTAATATCTGAAGTACCATTAAATGAAACACCACCTATATTTCTTGCTGTCTCTAAAGCGGTTGCTGTTCCAGCATTTCCTGATACATTACCTGTAAAGGAGGCATTTGAACCATTTGTTCCGACATTTACAATTTTATGCTCTGTGAAACCACCACCTTGCGCAGGAATCTTAAGATAGACATCACCATAGTGCTTATTTGCATCTATAGTGTTAAACTCTACATCAGCAGTTGTAGCAACATCTTGCCCAATGGATAGTGTAAGTTCTGCTCCATCCTCTGTAGGTGTTGCGTTTGCACGAGTGATACCTGTACCTGCAGTAATACTCTCTACGTAAGAGCCGCTTGTATCATTTCCTAAATCAATAGAACCTTCAGGTAAAGTAGTATTAATAACAGACAAATTAACATTTGACACATCACCACTACCATCAATAGTGAACGAGCCTGTTACATCAGAGTCGCCGCCAAAAGTAATAGTACGAGGTGTGGACCATGCATCTGCTGTATCTGCATTACCTTCAAACTGCGCTGTTACACTGTCTGAACCAGGTGTAAATATAGTGGTACCATCTGAGTTAATTATACTACCATAATAAGTTGCTATAGTGGAGTCTGATCCTACATCTAGAATAATTGATGAATCACTATTTTTAATATCACCTGTTACTGAGCCAGTAATAGAACCTGTAAAGGTAGCATCTGTCCCATCAGACCCGTTATTAAATACAAGAGTACCATCTGCAGCGCGAATGTTTCCAGTAAGATCACCTGTGACATTCCCTACAATACCACCATTAAAAGTTGCCTCTCCTGTGAATGTTGAGGTTTCATCAACTTCAAGTTGATCAGTACTTACTGTACCGTCAAACCAAGCGTTCTTCCACTGAATTGCGGATGTGCCGAAATCCATAGTGTTGTTATACTTAGGATATGCTTTATCACCCTCAACTCTAAAATCTTGCGATGGGCCAATACGGTTTATAGAAGCACCGCCACCAATAGTACCATCATGGTTATGCCCTGAGGATGCATTCATTGCATTTGCAATCGCATCAAATTCATTATTCAGGTCATCTGCGTCTACAACATTGTTGTTAGCAATATTACCTGTAGTATCTTGACGTTGATATCCTGTTGCCATCTTACTGCCTATCTTCTTGTGCGTACTCTAATACTAAAGTATCTAATGTAAAACTTGGGTTAGTTGATTTATCTTCAATTCTAATTGCTACTGTAAAGCCAGAACCTATTACGTTTGTCTTATATACATTGTCAATCTGGCCCCCATACTTAGCATATGTTCTTCCAGCCACATAATTAGGATCAGTACTATCTGGTTGTGTTTTATTATTAGCATCCTGTGGACCATAGAGAGCTATTGTGTCACCATAATAAAATAACTCGCCACCCTGCCCTGTAATAGATATTGGGTCTGGTTGTATTACTCCGTAGTTTGTAACCTGATCAAAATCAAACTTTAGACTAAAATCTATATCCATAGAACCTGTAGGTTGCACATATAAAACAGCTTTATAGAAAGACTTTCTTACTTGCGGGTCTGTTATTGGCATGTAAGGTGATTCATACAATGCCTCAATAGCAGAACCATCAAAAGTACTACCTGTGTTCATAGTATACACGTAGCCATCGTTATTTGCAAATGCAATTATTTCTACATTCGTGGTATATCTACTATCAGAAACATATGCTCTAATGCCTTTTGTTGTACCCCAGTTTATACCTGTGGCACCCTGTGCTATATATTTTGTCGCTAGAAGACCTTTAGCAACTTCATTACTGTCAGTATCCCTATATGAGAAAAGCCTGTATTGTGCTTTCTCCCTAATAACTGTAGATGAGTAAGAAGACGAGTTATCTAGGAAAAATTTAGCATCACGATATACTGGATCAGATGCAACATCTAAGGCAAAATCACCAATACGATCAGTGGCAGATAAGAGTCTAAGACCATCAGGGGCTAGATACATAATATCGCCACCTATTTCTTGAATAGTATCGCCATCAATACAACCAATACCGCTAGCAATAGGTGATAACCTAAAGTCTGCAGCAGTACTACCAGTTAATCTCTGCACTGAGTTTGTTGTAAAGATAATAAGCTGATCTCTAAATACAGAAAGACCTGTTATATCATATCCTACATTTAAACTGCCTGCACCGTTTGCAGCTAACCAATCCTCTTCAGCCTCACCTGCAGAGTATGGTGCTGTAAAGAATAGATCACTGCCTTTAGAATAGAATGCAGTATTCTTAAATATAGTTACATATTCAGCACCAAATACATCAGTAGAATATGATGATGATAAATTTGTATAACCATTTCCTGAGGTATTATATACTACAGGATAGTTTGTACCGTCAACAAATACTATCTTGTCATCACCATCAAAGTTGTACTCTGCATGACGTATCTTGCCACCGTTTGTGTTAGCCGTTACTCCAGCTAAAGACCACGATGAACCCACACCGTAGTAGTAAGCTGTTTTATCAGTATCTGAACTAGAGAGATAAGGGCTACCATCCCCCTGATCTGGATATGCAGCTATAGCATCAGCGTCAACCTTACGGGCTACAATGTACCTTCCTGCTGAATATACTTTTACACCTAATATATTCCCCGTCCCCGGAACCTGAGTATCACTAAATTTTTCAAACCCAAGTATCTTTGTGTAACCACCTTCTCTATCGGGTTCAAAGTTCTGCAATACAGTAGCAGAACCTATAGCGTTAATACCCTGCTGTAAAGCAGACTGATTATATATTAACCCGCCTTTAAATTCGACAGGGAATGTAGCCCATTGTGTAGCCATTAGTAATATACTCTTGAATCACGTATATAATCTGTGCGGTTTATGTGTAAGCTTCTTAAGTGTTTTATACCCTGTTGAAACTTGTTGAATGCTAACTGTGCGGCCTGCATATCAGAACGGAACTGGTAAATATAATACATAGCGCCATCAATAATCACATAACGATATTGTTCAGGTAGTGAAGGTATATCATCATGTGCTTGTAAATAGAAAACATCTTGATAGTATTCATATACTAGTTCATACTCTTTGTCTGGAGAAGGGTGTAGAACAAATTCTCTGCTAGGTGTACGCGCTACAAATACAGGTACTGATCTGTTGCTTGTTTCATCATTATACTCTGAGTCAGCAAACTTTTCTATATACTCTTCATAAGAAATAATTTTTAGCTTAGAGGTAGATACTCCTAAATCGTTATCTCTACGTATTCTAAACGTGTTCATATTTACGTTTTTTGCATCCGCTGGAAAAGAATACCTATTTGTACCAGCAGATAATATTTCACTTTCTTCTTGGTGGTTCCAAGGCCATTCAAACTCTTCTTGGTTAATATGGCTTAAAGAAGAATTAACTGCGTCTTTAGCAAAGCTATAATAACCCGATGATGATTCAAAGTTACTACTGGTTAAAGTAACCTCATTCAATCTATGGTTAACATCATTTACTAGACCTAAAAAATCATAAGCCATATTACTTTTCCTTAACCCTTAAAAACACATCTCTCTCATATGTTAAGGTATTACCTGTTACAATTTTGCAGCTAAGTTTATATCTTTTATTATTTGTACCAAGAGCAATAGGAGCAGTAACAACCCCATTTAGGGTAGTAGAGCTTACTAACTGCAAGCCATTTACTACCTCACCTGGTGAAATCTCTACTTTTTCATCATTTTCATTAATAATAGACCAAGTAGCTGCAGCCACATTATCCTCACCTAAAAAGCGTGACCAATCCACGCTATAGTCAAGTGTTTCATCTGGGTCTTTATCGGGCCATTTATATGCCATCGTTTAATCCTTAGGATGTAATTGTAACTGTTCTGTTTTCTGAGCCTAACTCTGGGCTGATTTGTACAAGACGGAATCTAGAGTATAAGTTAGCATCAAATACATTTGTAACCTGTGTAGCTGTTACTGTACCTGCGTCTATATCTAGAGGATCAGTATCTAGTATGTGAGTTACAGATACACCATCGAATGCTACTGTTGTAGTTGCAGATACAGAATCAAGTACTACACCAAGACCTTCACTTACTTCTACATCACCTATTGAAATAATAGCAGAAACTGAAGTTAATACAACACTTGATTGTGGTACAACTTCACATACAGGGTTTCCTGTTTCAATGTCTTGTGCTGTAAGTACAATATTATGTACAAGACTTGTATCGCCTACTGTAGGTGTTCCTGCAACTACATTATCTGCTAGAGGTGTTTCTGCCTCAGACATAGCAACAGTTGGAACAACAGGTGTAATTACTATGTCATCGACTGTAAATGCGTGGTTTTGTGAATCAATAAAGGTTTGACCAACAGAAGGATTAGGTAAGGTAACGCCAATTGCAAATACTTCAAAGAAGAATGGACTTGGGATACTTACAGAGCCAGTTACAAAATCAACAGCTTCAAATAGTTTATGGTCACGTAGAGGTGGATTACTTGCAAATGGTATGCCTGCTAAAACATTATCTGCAGCAATCGGCTGATCAAATGGTGCATCAATACTTGGTACACTTGGTAAACCTGTAACTACAGCATCTGCTGTAAATACATGTACTTGATCTATTGTTACATTATTAGCTACTACTGGTATTCCTGTAGTTGTAGAAGTAGAGCCAAGATCAAGACCTAGATCAGCAAAAGTCTCACCTATTTGTGGGATGTAGGTTCTGATATTTTCTGTATCAAATGTATGAACTTGTGATACTGAGGAATCACCAACAGAAGGTATGCCAGATACTACAGAGTCTGCAGCTAATTGATCATTATCAATATAAGTTGTATTTTCTACGCTTGGTACACCAGATACTACCGCTGTAGCAACAAAGGTTTCATCTTCACTCAATGTTGCTTGACCAATAACAGGAGCATTGGCAATAAATACAGCACCTAAAGTAAAGTCTCTACTAATTACAGTGTTAGCTACAGAAGGAGTACCACCAAGGATACTATCAGGTGTAATGCTGTGTTCTTGTAATATTTGCGTACTTGGTACATCTGGTGCTGAAGATGATACATCCGCTGTAGTGAACGTTTCATATTCAGCCATGTTACCATTATTAACAACAGGATTACCTGCAATAACAGTATTTGGTGTTAAACTATGGCCTTGGGATACTACCAAGTCACCTATATCAGGGTTGCCAGATTCGGTTGCATCTGCTGTTAGTTGATAGTTGTCAATATATGTGACATCATCTACAACAGGAGAACCAGCTACCACATTTGTAGCGGCAAAGGTTTCATACTCACTCATGGACACATTAGAAACTACGTGACCATTTGCTTGGAATGAGGCACCTAATACATATTTCTCTGTTAGCGCTGTGCTTGCAATGCTTGGTGCGCCTGCTATCACAGAGTTAGCGGCAAAGGTTTCACCCTCTGACATGTTTGCAGAACTACAGAAAGGTGTGCCAGATATAGTATTATTGGCTACCAAGCTGTGTTCTTGGTCTATAGAGCTATCACCTGATGTAGGTGTACCTAGCGAAACTGAATCTGCAGTAACATTGTGTGTTTGTGATATTGTGGAATCATTAACAACACTATTGTTAGCAGCAACAGAATTAGGTGTTAAGTCTTCGTTACCTATAAATGGAATTGTAGGTACACTTGGTGCGTCTGATACTACAGAGTTGGGTGTTAACTCTATATTAGTTGTTTGTAGTGCTGGTGCGTTTACAGATGGTACACCTGAAGTTACACTATTTGGTGTTAGGCTATGCTCTTGACTTATAGTGGCATCATTTGGTGTAGGTGCGCCAGCTATAGTGTTATTTGCTGAAAGAGCCTGTACTTGGTTGTAAGTAGTGTTATTAACTACAGGTGTGCCTATTGTTATACTGTTAGCAGTAAAGTCATACTCTTCTACTAGAGTAATAGTAGGTACAACAGGTCTATCTGTATCAACAGGGTTTGTTGTAAATACACGTACAACAGATATTGTAGTACTTGCTACTGAGGGGCTACCTGTTACTATGGACACAGGTGTGCCTGTCTCATCCTCTGACATAGAAGCAGAAGAAACAGCAGCAGCGCCTGAAGAGAATCCAGTAGCAGTTAAATCATGTTCTTGCGTGGGTACTGCGTTTGAACAAACGGCTGCACCTGTTGTGACACTATTTGGTGTTAGATCATGTCCTTGATCTATAGTTGCGTCACTAATTACAGGATTTGCGGTAGCGGTATTTGATGCTACAAGTTGTGAATTATCAATAAAATCTACAAAGGCTACTACAGGACCACCCGAAGAGAATCCAGTAGCAGTTAAATCATAATCTTCTACTAGTGTAGCCTCACCAACACTAGGAGCAGATACTAAGAAGAACGCACCAAAATCATGGTCTTGCGTTAGTGATGGTGATCCAACTGAAGGTTCACCACTCTCTAAATCAGAAGTAGTAAACGTTTCATATTCAGCCATGTTGCCGTTATTTACTACAGGGCTTCCTGTTGTAATGGCATTAGGTGTTAAGCTATGTACCTGTGCTGCACTTGGCTCACCTACGATTGCATCTGCTGCTGCAAAACCTGTAGGCGTTAAATCATGTTCCTGTGTTACATCTAAATCAGCTACATTTGGTGATCCACTAGCTACTGCAGATGCAGTAATATCGTGATCTTGTTCAATAGAAATAGATGCAACGGTAGGTGTGCCAAGTAATACAGAAGCGGCACCTAGGCCAAAATCCTCTGTAAGATCAGCATCACTAACAGATGGTGGAGCAGCAGCTACATTATTACATGTTAGTGCATGTTCTACTGAAATAGATACACTAGGTACACTTGGGGAGCCTGATGATACGTCTGATGTAGCAAACGTTTCATCCTCTGCCATATTACAGTTTGCAACACTTGGTGCGCCTGTAGTAACACTATTAGCTGTAAAGTCATGATCTTGACTTAGAACAGAATTATTAACAACAGGGTTACCTGATGTAACACCTGTAGCAGTAAGTCCATGTTCTTGAACAAACGATGTTACATCTGCAACACTTGGTGCGGCTGTATTAACACTATTAGCTGTTAAACTATGTTCCTGCGTAACAGCAGGTGATGGAACACTTGGTGTGGCTGTAGTAACACTATTAGGTGTTAAGTTGTTTTCCTGCGTAACAGCAGGTGACGCAACACTTGGTGCGGCTGTATTAACACTATTAGCTGTTAAACTATGTTCCTGCGTAACAGCAGGTGATG